CATTTAAGTTTGTCGAAGGCATCTGATGCAGAGTTTTCTGTTGGTAATCCATCTTACTGGAGAAAGTATATTGCAAATAATTCGCAGTATATCTTCGGTCTAGGAGCTCCTACTGGAATTGTTACTACAGGATATAGTAGCGGATTTACTTTAGAATCAGATGTTGCTTGGGATCAGGAAGCAGAGGGAATCACTTTTGCTGCTGCTGGAGCATCTACAAACACCCTAACCGGTGGTAAAGACTATAGTGGTGCAGAAAACCTTGATACTGCAGGATCTCTGACAGCGACTCTTGGAGAGTTGTCTGATGGGTATGATTTATTCGAAAATACAGAAAACTTTAAAGTAGATTTCCTCCTGATGGGATCTGCTGCATATGATATTTCAACTGCACAGGCACTTGCTAATAAACTTATTTCTGTCGCAGAATTGAGAAAGGATGCAATTGCATTCATCTCACCATACAGAGGTGCTGCACTCTCCGATACTTCGGTACAAACTGCAGTAACAGTAAGATCTGCTGCTGATATTACTGATAATGTAGTTGAGTTTTATGCCCCTGTTGCCTCTTCTTCTTATGCAATCTTTGATAGTGGTTACAAGTACATGTATGACAGATTTGCAAATACATTCAGATACGTACCACTAAACGGGGATATTGCTGGTCTTTGTGCCCGTAATGACATTAACAACTTTGCTTGGTATTCACCTGCAGGAACTTCCAGAGGTGCAATTCTAAATGCTGTTAAACTTGCATATAACCCAACAAAAACCCAAAGAGATAAACTCTATTCAAATAGAGTTAATCCAGTAATCTTCTCACCTGGTGCCGGTATTATCCTGTTTGGTGACAAGACTGGTCTGGCTAAAGCATCAGCATTTGACAGAATTAACGTTCGTCGTCTGTTTGTTTATCTTGAGAATGCAATTTCCCAAGCAGCAAAAGATGCTCTCTTTGAATTCAATGATGAGATTACCAGAACAAACTTCGTAAATACAATCGAACCATTCTTGCGCGATGTCCAAGCCAAGAGAGGAATTTTTGATTATGTTGTTATTTGCGATGAGACAAATAACACTGCTGCTGTGATAGATAATAATGAATTTATTGCCGACATTTACATCAAACCAGCAAGGTCCATCAACTTCATTGGACTCAACTTTATTGCCACCAAGACTGGTGTTGATTTTGAAGAAGTAATCGGAAACTTTTAATTTAGAGGTTTAACAGAAAATGGCAACCAGAACCCAACTTAACACAATTCCATTAAGAAAAATTACAGACTTCAAGAGTAAGCTGTCGGGTGGTGGCACCAGAAGTAACCTCTTTGAAGTTGAGCTTGCTTTCCCAGCAGCACTTGGTATTGATTCAAATACCCTTGACAAGAGTAGATTTCTTGTCAAAGCAGCAAATCTTCCTGCATCAAATGTCACTCCTGTTGAAGTAGCATTTAGAGGAAGAACTTTAAGACTTGCTGGAGACCGCACATTTGAAAGCTGGACGATTACTGTTATTAACGATACTGACTTTGCAATTCGTTCCGCATTTGAAAAGTGGACTAACTATATGAATCGTCTTTCTGATGCAACTGGAACTACAGATCCAGCTCTTTATCAAGCAGATGCATTTGTTTATCAACTAAATCGTGATGGAAGCATCTTAAGAGCTTATCACTTCTATGATTTATTCCCAACCAGTGTAAGTGCAATTAACCTGGCATATGAAACTGAAGCAATTCAAGAGTTTACTGTTGAAATGCAAGTTCATTGGTGGGAAGCAATTAAAGGAACTTCTCCTGCTGCAGGCGGTGAAGATATTAACTAAATAGAGTATAATATAGAGTTTAACTTATAAAATGGCGAAACTTTTTGGTTTTTCGATTGAGGATAATGAAAAAAAATCCAAGTCAATAGTTTCCCCCGTACCTCAAACTGATGAGGACGGGGTTGATTATTATATTCAATCTGGATTTTATGGTCAGTATGTAGACATTGAAGGTGTTTACAGAACTGAATTTGATTTAATGCGTCGCTATAGAGAAATGGCACTTCACCCAGAGTGTGATAGTGCCATTGAAGATATTGTAAATGAAGCAATCGTAAGTGATCTTTATGATTCTCCAGTTGAGATTGAATTAACAAATCTAAACGCAAGTGATAAGTTAAAAGAAATAATTAGAAAGGAATTTAAGTCCATCAAAGAGATGATGGATTTTGATAGGAAATCTCACGAAATTTTTAGAAACTGGTATGTTGACGGAAGATTATATTATCTAAAAGTCATTGATATGAAGAAACCTCAAGATGGTATTCAAGAATTGAGGTATATTGATCCGATGAGGATGAAGCACGTCCGCCAAGAAAAAAGGACGAAAGGAAAAAATGGCGCAGACATTGTAGATAGATTAACTTATAACGGAAATTCTGCAAATAATTTAGATACAATGTATTCTGAAATGGAAGAATACTTTATCTATTCTCCAACTCCAAATTACCCAATGGGAAATTTAAGTGGAGCGGCTAAAGGTTCTCTCCGAATTGCAAAAGATTCTATTACATATTGCACTTCAGGTTTAGTTGATAGAAATAAAGGGACTGTTCTTTCATATCTCCATAAAGCAATTAAAGCACTCAATCAACTTCGAATGATTGAGGATTCTCTGGTTATTTACAGATTATCAAGAGCACCAGAGCGTCGTATTTTTTACATCGATGTTGGTAATCTTCCAAAAGTAAAGGCAGAACAATACCTCAAAGAGGTTATGTCTCGTTATAGAAACAAATTAGTTTACGATGCTAATACCGGAGAAATCCGCGATGATCGTAAATTTATGAGTATGCTTGAAGATTTCTGGCTCCCTCGTCGTGAAGGTGGTAGAGGGACAGAAATTACAACTCTTCCCGGTGGTCAAAATCTTGGAGAATTGTCTGATATTGAGTATTTCCAAAAGAAACTTTATAGATCCTTGAATGTGCCCGAAACCAGAATTGCTGGCGGCGGAGAAGGATTTAATATGGGTCGTTCTTCTGAAATTTTAAGAGATGAATTAAAGTTTTCTAAATTTGTTGGTCGTTTGAGAAAAAGATTTGCTCAAATGTTCAATGATATGCTCCGAACTCAACTTCTTCTGAAGAATGTAGTTTCTCCGGAAGATTGGGAAAAAATGGAAGATCATATTCAGTATGACTTCCTTTACGATAATCATTTTTCAGAATTGAAAGAAGCAGAACTTCTTACAAATCGTTTGACACTTTTGACTACGGTAGAACCTTATATCGGAAAATATTATTCAACAGAGTATGTACGTAAGAAAATTCTTCGTCAAACGGATTCTGAAATTATTGAAATTGATTTGCAAATTGATGACGAAATTGAAAAAGGTATACTTCCGGATCCAAATGCGCCAGTGGATGAAATGGGAAATCCATTGCCTCCTGAAGGTGAGGAAGGTGCTGGACAAGCAATTGAACAAGGTGCTGGTGGAGAGGTGCCAATTGAACCTACAGTGGATGTGTCACAGGTAGAAATAAAAGAACCCAAAGGTGGCAAAATATAAATAGTCCTATAATAATAAAATAAATTTATGGAAGAACTTATCGATTTGATTGCATCTGATGGTGCTCCAGCAGATGTTTCCGACAGAATTAAAGACTTATTGTATGCAAAAGCTGCTGATAGAGTAGATAGTGCTCGTCCAGAAATTGCTGCAGTGATGTTTGGTGAAAATGATTCTACTGGAGATAACGAATAATGGCAATAAAAATTGTCCAAAATGTAAATAGAATTTCCCCTACAGTTTCTGTAGCCGCTACTAGCAATCCAATTGCACTCAAAAGCGGATATATTCGTGTTGCTTGTGCTTCAACAGCAGTATATGTAGAAACTGGAGGAGAACCTGTAGCTACTGTTAATTCTTTCTTGATTTCCCCTTTTGGAAACGAAGTTCTGAAAGAGAGAATTGCAAAACAACAGATAGTCGGAATTACTACAGGAACATCAACTGTAATTACTTTTGATAATAATGCAGGAAATCCATTTTTAGTTGGTGATTATGCAACAATTGAAAATGCTCAACCTGCAGGAATCAATACAGTTCATCGACTAGTAACTGCTACAACTGATTCAACAGTTACGATTGCAGCAAATACATCATCAATTGTTGGAGTAATTACGGCAACTGGATCCACTTTATCTAGAAGTGTGAGAGTTTCAGCTCTTGCTGTTAGTAGCGCCACAGATGTAAGTATCACAGAAGTAGTCCAATTAGTTTCCGAATAAAATGAAACTCATCACAGAAGAAATTCAAAAAGTAGAATTTATTACCGAAAAAGTAGGTAATAAAAAAAATCTATACATTGAAGGAGTCTTCCTTCAAGGTGATATTTGCAATCGTAATGGAAGAATGTATCCAATGGCAACTCTGAGTAAAGAGGTCAGCAGATACAATGAAAACTTCATTCAAAAAGGTCGCGCTTTAGGAGAACTTGGTCATCCCGATGGTCCTACCGTGAACCTAGATAGAGTTTCTCATAAAATTGTTTCTCTCACTCGTGAAGGAAATAATTTTAAAGGAAAGGCACTCGTTCTCGAAACTCCTATGGGTAAGATTGCAAAGTCCCTCATTAGTGAAGGAGTTTGTCTCGGTGTTTCTTCTCGTGGAGTTGGATCATTGAGAATGACCAATGAGGGTCATAAAATTGTTGGTGAAGATTTTATGCTTGCAACTGCTGCTGATATTGTAGCAGATCCTTCTGCCCCTGATGCTTTTGTTCAGGGAATTATGGAAGGTAAAGAGTGGGTTTGGGAAGGTGGAA